GTAATGGCGACTCAGATTGAATACATAAAACTAGAGATGGAGAAAGCCTATGGCGGCAATGTCCAAGCGTACAAAGCAGAATAAAACCCCCAAGGGTTTAACCTACTTTCGAAAAGGTGGGGAGGCTTCATCAAAAAGCAAAGGAAGTAAGATCTGTCCAAAGGGTAAGGCTTGGGCGAAGCGCACGTTTGATACATATCCATCAGCATACGCTAATATGGCTGCATCTAAATATTGTAAGGATCCGAATTATGCTAAGAAGTCTAAGGGAAAAGCTTAAATGGGCGAGCTTAAAAAATGGCGTGATCAGAATTGGGTTAGGATTAACTCAAGCGGTGAGATCGCTGGCAAATGCGGTACGTCTAAGGATAAAAAAAACCCTGATCGCTGTCTTCCTGCGTCCAAAGCAAGATCTCTCTCCAAAAGCGAAAGAAGATCCACCGCTGCAAAGAAAAAACGTGAAGGCGCAAAAGGCAAAACCGTCGTCAAAAACACAAAAGCCGCAGAAGTCCAAAACGCAAGATTCGGCGGCGAAATCTCGCACCAAAAAGCCAAAAGGAAAAGCCCGCGCCCGAAAAACGGGAAAGTAGTAGCAAGAGGATGCGGGAAAGTGCTTTCCAATCGACGTAAGTTTACGTCGGGGTCCGTGAGTACGTGATGCGCGTTGAGTTTTTTGAACCTAAGCTTGAACAAGGAATTGTCCACGAAATACTTCAGTGGTCTAAGGACGTTTTAGAAACGAATAGTTCTTTTTTTGGAGGGTTGCCTCCGTGTCCTTATGCGCAAAAGGCTTGGGCAGACCACAAAGTATCTATAATGTTCAAGTACGAACCTAGCTTTCAGGTTTTGTATACGTCCATTTCTCAGTTTGACGATAACTTTGATCTTAACATAATTGTGGATATTAACTATGAGCAAGATCCAGAAAATTTTCACGAATATTTGCATAATCTCAATGGGTGCATTGCTGACGGGATGTTCATTGATAGAGATATTTGGTTGATGGGTTTTCACCCACATGATGAGCCAAATGATTTTGTTGCGGAACCATCTGAAACTTTTGAACCTGTTGTGGATCAAGAATATGCTATGATATTTGTACAACGGTTGAGTAAGTTGCAAGAAAGCGCAGACAAACTTGCAAAAAGAGGCTATTATAAGCCTTACGAAGAAGATTACAACGCCAAGGAACTATTTGAACACAGACATCAACTGTATAGGAGACTTAGAAATGGCAATGCGTCCTAAAAAGAAAATGCGGGCTGGCGGCATGGTTAAGAAAATGCGGGCTGGCGGCATGGTTAAGAAGATGCGCGGTGGTGGAATGGTTAAGAAGATGCGTAAAGGCGGAATGGTGAAAAAGAAATGACCATTCGACCTAAAGCTCGCCCTGCTAAGTTAGAACGGGATTTGCGTAAAAAACGCATGAAAGCTGCGGCAAAGAAAAGAAAGCAGGGTTTAGACGATATGAAACGTTTTGAACCAAAAAGGTTTAAGGCAATAAAAAAAGATTCGAATAAAAAACTTAAAAGCGCCCTTGGTTTGCGCAAAGGCGGAATGGTAAAGAAGAAGTAAAATGGCTGTATCTGGAAGCACAGATTTTGAGCTTGACGTAGCCGAATACGTTGAAGAAGCCTTTGAGCGCTGTGGGCTTGAGGTTCGTACTGGTTACGACCTCAAAACTGCTAAACGTTCTTTGAACCTGTTGCTTGCAGATTGGGCAAATCGTGGGTTAAACCAGTGGACTATCAAACAACGCTCTGTAACGTTGGTTGTTGGCGACGGTGAATACGACTTAGGAACGGACGTCATCGACGTTCTTTCCGTAGTAGTTCGGAGGGACGGGACCGATTACTCTCTTGAACGTTTAAGTCGTGATGAGTTTCTCAACATTCCTACAAAAACAACACAGGGACGACCTAATCAGTTTTTCTTAGATCGACAGCTTACGCCAAACTTAAAGATTTGGCCCACCCCTGAAAATACCACCGATTTAGTGATTTTTGACGCCTTAACACGCATAGATGATGCGGATGTGTACACTAACACAATGGATTTACCATTTCGTTTTTATCCTTGTTTAGCGGCAGGGCTCGCGTATTACATTGCTTTGAAAAGAGCGCCAAACAGAGTGCAACTGTTAAAAGCAGTCTATGAAGAAGAGTTTGAACGTGCAGCAACGGAAGACAGGGATCGTTCCTCGTTTAATGTTGTTCCAAGATACGAGTATTACAGAACAGGATAATGGGTAAATTTGCTTCAGGAAAACACGCTTTTGCAATCTCTGATCGTAGTGGTCAGAGATATCTTTATCGTGACATGAAGCGGGAATGGAATGGCTTACTGGTAGGACCAGACGAATATGAACCCAAGCATCCTCAATTAGGGCCTTTTAGAAAGGTTAACGATCCGCAGGCGTTGAGAGACGCTAGACCAGAGCCAAATCTGGTACAGGAAAGGGCAGTCCAACATGGTTTTGCGCCAGTAGGGTTTGCCGGGATACCCGGAGTGTCACCTGATAATCTTTTAGCCCCATTTGCCTTGGTAGGAACAGTTACGGTGGTGATAACATGAGCTTTACATTAACTACCTTGAAGCAGGCGATACAAGATTACACTGAAAACAGTGAAACTACGTTTGTAAACAATCTAAACACATTCATTAAAATTGCCGAAGAACGCATTTTAAAAACGGTACAATTAGATTTTTTTAGAAAGAACGTTACGGGAAACGTTTCTGCATCCAATAAATATCTTGCCAAACCCACTGACTTTTTGGCTCCGTTTTCGCTATCTTTAGAGATAAGTGGAAGCAAAGAATTTCTTGAATTTAAAGATGTTAGTTTTTTACAAACCTACACTCCAGATTCTTCTGTAACGGGCACCGCAAAGTATTATTCTGTTTTCAACACAGATAACTTTATTTTAGCGCCCACTCCAAACGCTGCCGCAAACGCGGAATTGCACTATTTTTATCGACCGACAAGTTTAGTTGATGACGCGAGCGGCAGCACTTGGTTAAGTCAAAACGCGGAGTTAACGCTTTTGTATGGATGTTTAATTGAGGCGTACATCTTTATGAAGGGCGAGCAAGATGTTATGGCGATGTACGACAAACGGTATCAAGAAAGTTTGTCGGGTTTAAAACTATTAGGTGAAGCAAAAGAAACCACTCAGGATTACCGCGTGGGTCGCGTAATCAGGCAAAAACAATAAGGTGCTATTATGGCGATTACTCAAACAACATGTACGTCTTTTAAGCTTGAGCTTCTAAAGGCAGAGCATGACTTTGATGCACATACGTTCAGGATAGCTTTGTATTCTAGCGCGGCTTCTTTGGGTGCGGATACAACTGTTTATAGTACATCAAACGAAATAACTAATACAACTGGAACGGCATACACTGCGGGGGGCAAGCCGTTGACAGTGACATCTACATTTCCAAAGACCTCTGGCACAACGGCTATTGTGGACTTTGATAATATTTCATGGACTGACGCAAGCTTTACAGCAAGGGGGGCGCTGATCTATAACGCGAGTGCTTCCAATAAAGCTGTTGCTGTGTTAGACTTTGGAAGCGACAGGGTTGCTAGTGATAGTACCTTTGAAATACAATTCCCCGTAGCGGATGCCACATCTGCTATAATTCGCATAGCATGATAGGAGTTATCTAAATGGCGAGCTTTAACAAAGTAAACGATTTTGTGGTAAACGCAGTCCACAACATGGATCTTGCAAGCGATCAGCTTGCAGTGGCCTTAACAAATACTGCGCCGGGAAGTGAATCAAGCAACCCAACATCAGACGGTAACGGGATTGTTGGTAATCTCACGCAGATTAGCTACAGCAATTGTTCTGCTCGTAACCTAACTACAAGCTCATCATCCCAGTCTGGCGGTGTGTATAAGCTGGTTGTAGCAGATCTTACGCTTACTGCCTCTGGTACTGTTGGTCCCTTCCGTTACATCTATATCTTTGATGATACGGTTACTTCTCCAGCAGATCCAATTATTGGGTACTATGACTATGGCACTTCATTGACGTTGAACAACGGTGATACCTTCACCTTAGACTTCAGCCCAAGCAACGGTGTCATTCAACTAACATAAGGCAGTATCATGGCGAAGCTCTTTAACAGAGCCAAGATGACAACCAGTACCACGGGTACCGGCACAATCACTCTTGGCAGTGCGTCTACGGGGTTTCAGAGTTTCGCAGATGCTGGGGTTAGTAACGGTGACGTAGTACAGTACGTCATTGAAGAAACAACTAACTTTGAAATAGGGACTGGTACATATACCGCCTCTGGCACAACCCTTACAAGGACTGTGCAAGAGAGTTCAAACTCAGATAATGCCATCAGCCTCGCGGGGAATGCTGTTGTCTTTATTAGTGCGGTAGCCAGTGACCTAAACATCTTGCAGAATGCAGGCTCTACCAAGGTTGCGGCTACTGCTTCTGGTGCCACGCTTACGGGTAACTTGGCAGTTACGGGCACCGTAGATGGACGCGATATCGCAACTGACGGTACAAAGTTAGATACCGTAGAAACCAATGCTGACGTAACAGATAGCTCGAATGTGGGCTCTTCCCTTACTTCATTTCCCACCAACACAGATGCAGCAAGTTCTGATCTCATTCCTATTTATGATGTCACGGCTTCTCGCTGGGAAAAACAGACCATTGCTAATGCAGCACTGCAAGGTCCGACTGGACCTACTGGTCCCACGGGACCAACTGGCCCGACAGGGCCAAACGGACCAACTGGTCCTAATGGACCCCAAGGTCAAAAGGGTCAGAAGGGTGAGGTAGGTTCAACTGGCCCGACTGGCCCCACTGGTGGTACTGGCCCAACTGGTCCACAAGGTCAAAAGGGCCAGAAGGGTGAGGTCGGTAATACAGGTAGCACAGGCCCCACAGGCCCCACAGGTCCGACTGGTCAAAAAGGTCAGAAAGGTGAGGTCGGAAATACTGGACCAACTGGCCCCACAGGACCAATAGGACCAACAGGCCCGACAGGTCCAACAGGAACAACGGGTGCACAGGGACAGAAAGGACAGAAGGGTCAGAAAGGGCAGACGGGTAATACGGGACCAACAGGAAATACGGGACCAACTGGTCCAACAGGATCTCAAGGCCCCACAGGTCCGACTGGCCCAACAGGGCAAAAGGGCCAGAAGGGTGAGGTAGGGCAAAAAGGTCAAAAGGGCCAAAAGGGCCAAACTGGATCAGGCGGCAGCACAGGCCCGACTGGTCCAACTGGTCCAACTGGCCCTACAGGCCCTGCGGGTCCAAATAACGTAACCGATATATATCTCGCAAATGCCATATACCATACGGGTGATACTGACACCTACATGCAGTTTCACGCTGCAAACCAGTGGCGGGTAGTAGCTGGTAATAATGAGAGCCTTGAGGTTCGCAGCGGTGTTGTTAATGTCGATATGCTTGAAATACAAGGAACTGACGTAATTAGCTCAAGTCGGCAATTACAGAACATTGCTTCTTTAGACAGCACAACGCAATCAACTATTGCGAGTTCTTTAGGGTTTTTAACGGTTGATGTGTTGGTTGTAGCTGGCGGCGGTGCAGGAGGAATTAACCGATCTGGCGGTGGTGGTGCTGGTGGCGCTCTTGAATTAAACGGTGCGTTAGCATCAGGATCATCCGCTATAGTTATTGGTGGTGGTGGAGCATCCTCTGGTGCTGTATCAAGCGGAAGTAATAGCTCTGCGGGATCTCTGGGCACTGCAACTGGCGGCGGCAGAGGCGCTACTCTTGGAACCCCTGCGGGTCAGGCTGTATCTGGTGGATCAGGCGGTGGCGGTGCTGCGAATGCCTCATATAGTAGTGGTGCATCTGGTACATCTGGGCAAGGTAACTCAGGAGGAAATGGCTCTACAGCTGCTGGCGGTGGTGGCGGCAAAGGTAGCGCTGGCAGCAACGGGTCGGGCAATAATGGCGGTGCTGGTGGCTCAGGTTTTGTCTGGAATGGCTTTATAACCGTAGCTGGCGGCGGCGGTGGCGGCCAGAATGGCAACAGTGGCAGTGGTGGTGCTGGTGGCTCTGGTGGTGGCGGCACAGGGGCTAGAGGCTATGTTGTTGCTGCAACTGGGGGATCTGCAAACACTGGCGGCGGCGGCGGTGGTGGATCTGGTCAAAGCGGTGTTGCAACTGGTTTTGGTGCTGGTGGTGGTTCTGGGGTTGTTGTTATCAGATATGCTGGCGGTACTGCTGCAACAGGCGGCACTATAACTTCATCTGGTGGCTACACATATCATAAGTTTACGTCCTCTGGTACTTTCACGGTAAGTTAGTAGGAAAATAAAATGGGACATTATGCAAAAGTATTAGATGGAATAGTAACAAATGTTATTGTAGCTAAAGCAGATTTTTTTGAGACCTTTGTCGATACATCTGCAGGGGATTGGATAAAGTGTTCATATAATACTAGGGGTGGCGTTCATTACGAACCTAACAGCAACAACCCATCCTCTGACCAGACAAAGGCTTTGCGAAAAAACTTTGCTGGTGTTGATTGGAAATATGATGGCGTAGGATTTTACGAGCCACAGCCATACCCTAGCTGGACACTTAATTCAGACACATATCTTTGGGATCCACCGTATAGTGTGCCCGACTTAACAGAAGAACAACGGGAAGCAGGGCATTATTATGATTGGGATGAGGAATCTCACCAAGCTGATGGAGCTTCTGGATGGGTTTTTAAATAAAGAATAAAAATTAAACGCTAATAGTAAAGGATACGAAGATGGCGATTAAAGTTTCAAGCAATACGGTTATTAGTAATAGTTTAGGATTACAAAACATTGCTTCCCTAGATAGCACAACGGTAGATACTATTGCGGGTGCCCTTGGGCTTATGAAGGTCGATGCAGTGATAGTTGGGGGCGGCGGCGCAGGAGAAACCAATAGGGCTGGCGGTGGCGGGGCTGGCGGTGTGATTCAAAAATCAAATATATACATTGGGAACACCACTATTGTTATTGGGGCTGGCGGCTTTGGAGGGACAATTTCCACAGGTGCTACCTCTGGATCTAACACCAGTGCGGGCTTAATGGGCATTGCAGTTGGTGGCGGTAAAGGGGCTAGTTCATCTCTTGCTGCAGTTATTGGTGGTTCAGGTGGCGGGGGATGCGCTGACACATTTACATCAGGGGGTGCTGGGATTTCAGGACAAGGGAACGCTGGCGGCAATGGGGCAAGCTCAGGCGCTGGTGGCGGGGGTGGCGCAGGGGCGGGAGGTTCAAATGCCCCTAGCACCGCTCAAGGTGGCGCTGGTGGCGCGGGCATTACTTGGAATGGCTTTGATTTAGGCGGCGGTGGCGGTGGGGGCAATAATGGCAACAGTGGCGGTGGCGGTGCGGGGGGTTCTGGTGGCGGTGGCGCAGGGGCCACAGGCAACACTGTTGCGGCAACAGCGGGAACAGCAAATACAGGCGGCGGTGGTGGGGGCGGCTCTGGTATTTCAGGATCCGCCACTGGACTTGGTGCGAGTGGTGGAAGTGGAGTGGTCATTATAAGATACTCAGGCAGCACTGCGGCCTCAGGTGGGACTATAACGTCTTCTGGGGGGTATACCTATCATCGGTTTACGGATTCTGGTACATTCACACCTACTGTATAAAAATTTTAATGGGGGAAATTTTATGAGACAGAATTGGCAAATGTGGTCTGGAGTTATGCAACCAGACACAATTGATTTTATTGTGGCAGAGGCTGAGAAGGTGGACTCACAAGCAGCCACAACCTTTAACGATCAATCAGAGAAAAACAGTTTTCGTTCAAGTGAGGTTTCTTGGTTGAGCGGAAATAATGTAATTCAAGATATTCTTTGGGACTTTGTTAGTGCAGCAAACAACAACGCCTTTCATGTGCAAGTTGACAATAAATGCGATATGCAATTTACAGAGTATCACGCATCTAAGATGGGTCACTATGACTGGCATCACGATGTAAATTGGTCTGAAGATAATACGACAGACAGGAAGTTAAGTGTAACAGTCCAACTGTCTGATCCTTTAGAATATGAGGGTGGTGTTTTTGAGTTCTCAGAGTGCCCAACGCCAGACGATTCTTCAAGGAAAAAAGGAACGGTATTGGTTTTCCCAAGCTATTTAAAGCATAGGGTTTTACCAGTAACCAAAGGCACCAGACGTAGTTTGGTTGCTTGGTTTGAAGGCCCAAGGTGGCGATAGTATACCAGATTTCTCTGCATGGATCTGCGTATGATGCACGGGGAAAAGACTGGAGTACCGTAGAGGAAGAGACGGGCTGTGTTAGAAATACACAATGGCGTGATCCAATACTTGACAGGCCCCTGTTAGTTACAGAATTTGGTTGCGCTGTTAGCCATCTCAGGGTTTGGGAAAAGATAGCCGCGTCTAATCGCAATGGGATAATACTTGAAGAGGATGCAGTCTATGAAAGTATTGATCCTAGCGCAGTAGACACTCTATTGAAAGAGCATGATAGCGTTTGGTTGGGATACCGCCTTAATACTCTTGGCTATTGGTATAATTGTCATGCTTACGCTATTAGACCAGAAACCGCCAAGAGATTGATAGAAGGCTACAAGGATGCTATCATCCCTGTAGATGAATGGGTGCCTGCCAAACTAAAAGTTCAATCGAACTTTTTCTTTACACCAGAGGTGGTTAAGCAGATACCAAGAGAATTTAGACCAAGCACGATTGAGGGGGAATCAATGCAGGTACATGTACTTACAGTTGGAACAGATCAAAGTAAAATGTGGGCTTTAGAACAGTCCGCAAAAGAGTACGGGATAACGTACTTAAATCTGGGTCGCCAAGTCACTTGGGCGGGCGGCACAATGGAAGCCCAAGGTGGCGGTCAAAAGATCAATCTTGTACGCAACCACCTTGAATCCCTGCATGATGGGGATGTGGTGCTATTTGTGGATGGTTACGATGTTGTCATAAACGACACGCTGCCTACTATCCTAGAGAGATATGAGGACATGGGTGCGGATATCATATTCGCAGCGGAAAAGAATTGTTGGCCTGATCCGACAATGGCCTCACAATTTCCTTTGTCAACACTCTACAGGTATTTGAACAGTGGTGTTTACATGGGCAAGGTAAGTGCGCTTAAAGAGTTTCTTAATGAGGCAGTGCCCAATGATTCTGACGATCAACTATGGATGCAGAAAAGATTTCTGTCATCTGACTGGCAATCTACGGCCTCTGCCAATTTGGACTATGAAGGCTACATCTTTCAGTGCGATGATGATGTTGAGATTATCAACGGTCAAATATCTAACGGTATGTGCTGCCCGTGTATCTATCATGGGAATGGTGGAGATGACGCAAAAGTAAGATTTAAAAAACTTGCTGATACATTTGGGTATGTAGAAGAGGCAGAGGTATTATCTCCCGCTTATCAGAAAGGCTTGAAGTATGAAGAAGTTGCGCCAGAAATACTTGTAGCCAACTTTATGTCAGAGGCTCAGTGTCAACGATACATTGAAGCATCAGAGAGCCTTGGTCGGTGGGGTGAGCTTGATGGCGATAAGTTTCCAGCGCAAGAAATACGTCTAAAAGAATTAGGCTTTTGGGACGAGATATCAGAAAAATGGGCAGATAATCTTAGTAAGATATGCGAGAAGCATTGGCACCCAGAAGCATACCTTGGATTGCGTGATGCGTTTACCATGCGATATTCTATGGACACGCAGACAGAGTTAGGCTTTCACACAGATGCATCTTTGTTTACAGGCAGTGTAAAGCTCAATGACAATTACGAGGGCGCGGAGCTTGTTTTTCCCAGACAAGGGTTTACAAACAAAGATGTAAAAGTTGGACAGTGCATTTTGTTTCCGTCTATGGTAACACATGGACATAAGGTTCTGCCTTTGCGTGGGGGAAAGAAGTACAGCTTGACCATGTGGACCTGTCGATATGAGGGTGACTCAAACTAAAAACAATGTTAGTTTCTTGCTATGTTAGGTTACAGCCCCATAGCAGGTTCTGCACTCGCGTCTTCTGGACATGAGATTATTGTTGTTAGTTTAGATCATGGCTCTTTTGCAGCAACAGGTCAGGCGGCGGAAACTAACATAGCACTCAGTGATGGTTTTGGCACGGGTAGCTTTGCGGTTTCTGGTCAAGCAGTCACTCTAAACATAGCTATGAATGAAGACTTTGGAGCGGGTAGCTTTGCAGTTACGGGTCAAGCCGCGTCTTTAAATGTTTCCGCAAGTCTTGCGACAGGTTCTTTTGCTGTATCAGGTCAAGAAAATAGTCTGATCCAAGGGAAGGGCTTGGCGGGGGGTGCGGAGACAGGTTCTTTTGCTCTTGCAGGCCAAGACTTCACGCCAGAAATTTCAGTAAGCGCAATACTCAACCAAGGTAGCTTTGCCCTAACAGGACAAGCCGCGTCTGGTCTTATTGGAGAAATTTTTGAGGCGGGTGGTTTTAATCTAACGGGACAAACCGCTGACTTCCAAAAGGCTTTGCGGTTGACCGCCGATCATGGCAGCTTTGCGATTACAGGACAGACCTTAGACTTTGGTGTGCAAGTAAGTGCCATACTGGACCAAGGATCGTTTGCACTCACCATGCAAAATGTGGATACCAAGGTATCCAGAGTTCTAGGCTTTGGTTCCTTTGCATTGACTGGTCAGGATGTGGGCACTGTAATTGCTTTGAGAGAGCAGCCAGACAGGGGGTCATTCGCGGTCACAGGGCAAGATGCAGGTACTCTGATCGCAATGCGCGAGGAGTTAGCGCACGGCAGCTTTGCGGCGACTGGTCAAAATCTTAACTTCCAAAAATCTATGAATGCGGAGGCGGGTAGTTTTGCGCTAACAGGGTTTACAGCTAACCGCAAGATAACAGAGGTTATTGATCACGGTTCATTTGCGCTTGCGGGTCAGGCGATAAACTTTAAGAAGACTGCTAATCTTGAAGCGGGTAGCTTTACACTTACGGGGCAGGATCTCACTACAAGGTTTGAAGGTAGCGTTACGTTAGATCAAGGGTCTATTGCACTGACGGGGCAAGCTGGAGCATTTGAAGTTCAAAGGCGTGTTGTAGGTGATATTGGAAGCTTTACGCTTACAGGCCAAGATGCAAGCTTGGCAGCGGCATTTAGACTAGATTTAGACTCAGGTTCGTTTACTTTAACGGGCTTTGATTTTAATGTTAGCTTTACGGAAAGACTGGACGTTGGACAGTTTGGCATTGCTGGACAAGACGTAACATTTATTCTGGGAGAACCCGTAGAGGGAGTTTCAATAACCGTATTCATTGGGGGCGCTGCTGTTTACGGTCTAATACTGCCTGATCAAGATCCAAATTGGGCAAGAGTAACACCGACACAAGATCCAACGTGGACCCTTGTTGCTTAAAATGGGAATAAAAAGTATATTAAGTGCAATTGAACTTTTTAGATAGGCGCTCAGATGGCTACATATACAGACGCAAATGGCGTTAAACTGATAACTACAGGTGACGAGGCTGGTACATGGGGTTCTAGTACAAACGTCAACCTTCAAATCCTTGATCGTGCAGCTAACGGCTTTGAGTCTATCGCCCTCAGTTCAACGACATACACCCTGACCCTTTCCGCACAGCCTTCTTCTGCGGAGGATGGACACTATAAGGCCATAAAGTTTACGGGGTCGCCCGGTGGCACATGTACTGTAACTTTGTCACAGAATGATAAAGCCAGAGTGTATATGATCCTTAACTCTACAAATGCTGCCTTGATTATTACTCAAGGATCTGGCGCAAACGTAACGATTGAGGTTGGCAAAGGTTCTATTGTTCTTGCGGATGGTGCGGGTTCTGGTGCGGCAGTTACGGATTTTACCGCTGCGGTGCAGAACATAACAGACTTATCTAGCCCATTTAATGTTGGCGCTACCAGCGTCACCACGTCTGGTGCGGAACTAAACTTGCTGGACGGCTCAGCGGCGGGCACTATCGCTAACAGTAAAGCCGTGATCTACGGATCATCTGGCGAGGTAAACGCCACAACGCTACAGATAGCGGGCACTTCTATCACAGCTACGGCTGCGGAGTTGAATTATGTGGACGGTGTTACGTCTGCAATACAGACGCAGATTGATGCAAAGCAGCCTCTTGGAACTGTAGCGGTTACAGTAGCGGGTGGTAAGTTCGTAATAGATGGTACTTCTCAACAAACCGTTGAGCTAAAGCCGTCTGTCACATACAGGTTTGATCAATCTGATGCTTCTAATAGTAACCATCCGTTGCGGTTTTCAACCAATGACAACAACAATCCTAATGCTCCATTTACAACAGGCGTTACAACAGCGGGAACGCCGG